ATTTAAAGAAAATGAGAAAAATGAAAGAAGAATCAAAAGAGGACGAAGATAAAGAGGAAGAATCAAAAGAGGACGAAGATAAAGAGGAAGAATCAAAAGAGGAAGAAGATAAAGAGGAAGAATCAAAAGAGGAAGAAGATAAAGAGGAAGAATCAAAAGAGGAAGAAGAAGAGGATGATGATTCAGCATCAGAAATAGGAATAGGCGATGATATATCATTTAGTAGTGAATCAGAAGATGATGAAGATTCAGAAGAAGATTTAGAAGATGAAGATAGTAATATTCAGGCATTAAAATCATTAATTAAAAAGGTAAATAAAAAGGTAGGTGGTTATAGAGAAGGTAATAAGTATAATGGAGGTGGTATAAATTATACTAATAATTCTTATTGTGGGGGGTGGGGTTTTAGATTTGTGAAATAATTATTTTTTTATAGTTGTTATCTCATTAATTATATTAAAGACATCATTAGATTTTTCCTCTTGAATAGATGTTTGTTTAGTCTTTTCTTTTTCAATATGAACAAAATTATTAATTTCATTTTGTTTTTTAAGATAAAACATAAAGTTTACTTGAGCTTGTGTTTGAATAAATATTGGTAAATTATTTTTGATAGGTGTTTTAAAATCTATCTTATTATGCGTTAAATAAGCAACAGCTAGATAGATAAGAGGTATTCTTGTAGTTCTTTTTCCGGGTGAATAATGGGACTTATAAAGAAAATAAAGATTATGTATTTGTAATTTTATATCTTCTGAATATTCATTTGCTTCATATAATATTGTATGCCAAATTAACCACATAATATCTTTACAATGACAGGGTTTTATTCCTTTTATTTCTCTAGGTTCAATTTCCCATTTCATTTTCTTTTTTTTAGCTATTCTTTCCCATTGAATGACCCAAGAGATCCAATATGAGATTATTTCATAACCAGAACTTTTATTCTTGTAATGAAAAAGGATTTCGTTAACAATTATTTTTACTTCATCTGGATCGGTGAATTTTATCATATCTGTTGGAACAAAATTAGCGGTTGCGACTAATCTTTTTTGAATATTTTCATACAAAAAATCTGTTTTTTCATTAACTTTAGGATATTTATCAAATCTTTTAGTTTTATGAGAAGTAGCGAGTGTAACAACAATATCAAAAAAGAGATTCCTTACACATTGATCATTTCTATAATGAATAAGAGTTTCTACCTCCCTTTTTTTCTTAAGATCAACCTCAATAATTCTGTAAAAATGATTATATTTTTTACAAAGATATTGTGGTAGATTAGGACTATTAAGATGAATAATTTTACAAGAAAAAGATATTAATTTATCTAAAAGTTCAGTAAAATAACCTGAAACTATACATTCAGTACACCAATTTAAAGCATTTTCTATTTTACCTTTTTCTATACTATCAAACATTGCCTTAAAAACATCTGTCTTTTTAAACCCAGAAAAAGTTTTCACTTTAAGATCATTTGAAAATCGGTTATCAATTATTATATATTTATCGTCCATAAGTTAATAATAAGATTAGAAATTAAATATAAAATCATACCTTAAGCCGCACAAGATTCGCATACTATTTCTGGTGCGACAGTAAACTGAATAGCATTTGAAGCTGGTCTTGTTCTCAAATAATAAATGCCAGTTTTAAGACCCTGTCTCCACGAATACATGTGCATAGATGTGAGAGTTTTTGTGCTTGGGTTTTCTAAGAATAGATTCATACTTTGAGATTGACAAATATATTTACCCCTATCGACGGCCATATCTATAATAACCTTCTGCTTAAGTTCCCATACAGTTTTGTATTTGTCTTTAAAAACTTTAGGAATTTCTGATATATTTTGAATAGAACCGTTGTGTTCAATAATTTTATCTTTCATTTCTCTAGACCACATATCATTATTAATTAAATCATTTACAAGATATTCATTAATAACCATATATTCTCCCGAAATAACACGTCTAGAATAAATATTGGACATAATAGGTTCAAAACATTCATAATTACCCAAGATTTGTGCTGTTGAAGCTGTGGGCATAGGAGCAACAAGAAGACTATTTCTTGTTCCATAAAGTTGTACATCTCTTTTTAGTGCCGACCAATTATGACGAATATCTAGTTGATTATAATTCCATAGATCGAATTGAAAATCTCCTTGATGTAAAGGAGATCCTATGAATGAACTATAAGAACCTAAATAATCATCGCGATTAATTTCTTCATCAAGAATAGTATGAAGATTATTCTTCAGAGTATGAACTTCACAACTATCAACAAAATCATCTGAATATTCAAGATTATCACCAATAGTTTGTGATAACCACGATTTATATCTTTTCATAAGAACTTCTCTTTCTTTAGACAACTCAACAGAACATTTCATTGAATGATAGTAAATAGTTTCAAAGATATTTTTGTTTAATTCTTTGGCTTCTTTAGAATCAAAGGGAATATTTAATTCAAAGAAAACATTTGCTAACCCTTGAACACCAATACCAATAGGTCTATGTCTAAAATTAGAACGTTTAGTTTCAGGAGTAGGATAATAATTATAATCAATTACATTATTAAGATTACGTGTAATTATTTCTGTAACTTCACCCAGTTTTTTATAATCAAATGTCCCTGAAAGATATCTTTCAAGTTCAGTATATCCACCAAGATGTCCAGTTTGACCTCCTTCAATATTTCGGGCGATTAAAATCTGTGGGAATGTGATGCCGTGAGGGTATTCTCTAGATAGAAGATACTCGGTATATTCGTTTACTTCGTGATCCACCATTAATTTTTCACATAGATTCTTAGCCATTTTACAATAAATACATCCTGGTTTAGAAAATATTCTTACTTTTAGATATTCCACATTTCTAGGAATAATAAATCTCTTGAGAGCGATTGACGCAAGATTACATACTGCTGTTTCATTTTTATCAGAATATTCTATTATTTCGGTGCATAGATTAGAGGATTTAATTACCCCTAGATTTTGCTGATTAGATTTCTTATTACAACTATCTTTATAAAGAAGATAAGGTGTTCCGGTTTCAATTTGAGAGTTTATAATTGCAGCCCATACTTTTCTAGCAGGGATTGCTTCTCTGAAATCACCTTTTTCAACAAGTTCATTATATTTTTGAACGAACTCTTCGCCTACATAATTACTGAGATCACCGTTTTCATTGGGACAAAACAAATGCCATAACCCGTCTTCAATAACTTTAGTCATAAATAGATCGGGAATCCATAGAGCATAAAATAAATCTCTAGCACGTTCAGCCTCATTCCCGTGATTCTTTTTAAGTTCTAAAAAGCTCATTATATCTGCGTGCCACGGTTCAAGATAAATAGCAAATGATCCATTACGCTTACCCCCACCCTGATCAACATATCTTGCGGTATCATTGAATACTCTAAGCATTGGAACAATTCCATTAGACTTACCCGCCGTTCCAGCAATATAAGAATCTTTAGCACGAATATTATGAATATGGAGACCAATTCCCCCCGAGTGTTGTGAAATTAGAGCGCAATCATTAAGAGTTTTATATATTCCATCAATAGAATCGTCTTTCATAGATAGTAGGAAACAACTGGCAAATTGTTCTCTATTAGATCCAGCATTGAAAAGTGTAGGTGTTGCGTGAGTAAAATAAAGTTCTGACATATAATCATATGATTCAAATGCTCTATCGATATCATTTCTGTGAATAGAAAGACAAACACGCATGATCATATCTTGGGGTCTTTCAATAATTTCATCATTTATTTTATAAAGATAACTTTTTTCAAGTGTTTTGAATCCAAAATAATCAAACATATAGTCTTTATCATAATTAATTTTTGAATCGATGAGAACTTTATTATTCTTAACAAGCTCATAAAAATCATTATTCACCAACGGTTTTTCCGTATGAAACATCTTTTCAACTTTATCACTAAAAGTATCAAGAGTATTCTTATGGTGATTAGAAACAACAATACGACTTGCTAGTTTAGCATAGTCAGGATGCTTAGAATACATAGCTATCGCTATTTGCGAACTTAGAACATCTAATTCTTTAGTAGTTACAAGATCTCTTAGCTCCTGAATAACTTTCTGTGCCACTAAAGATGCGTCTATATTTATTTCATTTAGTGGTGGATTATCAATGGATAAAGAAGTGATACGATTAAGGATCTTATCAAAGGAAACATTTTCATATTCACCTGATCTTTTGATGACACGCATTGATGGAATACTATACATTATATTATAGGATTCATTTTAAGTAGTTTGCTTTTAAAAAAGTATAAGAATTAAAAGTATTTCTTAAAAAACTTAAAAATATATGAGTAAATATAATTTGTTAGAAACAATGAAAATTGCAATCATTGGAAAAATGTGTTCAGGTAAATCTACAATAGCTCAGATAATAATGGATCATGATAGTGATTATCAAACATTTTCATTTGGAGGAGCTGTAAAGAGATATGCTAAAGAAATATTTAATATGCAGGGTAAAGATAGAAGTTTATTAATTAATTTCGCAAATAAAATGAGAGAAATTGATTCAAATGTATGGGTAAGACCTGTAATAGAGGGATCAAGTTTATTTGATAATTGTATTATAGATGATGTTAGATATCAAAATGAATTAGACGCACTAGTTAATGATAACTGGATCATCATAAAGTTAAATATTTCTAGGGAATTACAAGAAAAGAGAATTAAATTAACATATCCAGAAAATTATGAAGATCATCTTAAGAATAGAGATCATTTATCTGAAAAGAATGAGTTTAACTTTAAGAGTGGATATCCTCACTTAACAATCATTTCTGATGATTATACTAAAGAATCTCTAAAAGAACTCATTATTAATTTTTTAGAGAAGAATATTTTTTAGACATTCCTCTAAAAAAATCTAATATATAATATAAATGGGTAAGAGAGTTATGCGTTCGAATAGAAGGACTCAGAGAAGAAGAGGATCACAACTCAAGCACAAGCAGAGAAAGAAGAGGTCTAAACTCCTTAAGAGAACTCTTAAGAGAACTCTTAAGAGAAGAAATAGTTTCAGAAAGAAGAATACTTATAAAAGGAGAAGAACTAATATGAAAAGAGGTGGGATGCTGGCAGTTGATCTCACCACTTTTGCTGATTCCTTTAATAAAGGATATTATATGAAATACTTGATAAGACTCTCCAAAGATCTTACAGCTCTTTTAAATGATAAAGAAAAACTGAAAAGGGGGGTTAAGGTGAAAAGAAATACATATATGGGAAATGAAACGTTTTGTGAAATAGATAGAGTTAATGAAGAAGAACTATTCGTGTATTTCAAAGATGAAGGCGTGTGCAAGCAAAAATGGAAAACTCCTTCCAAATTATTCGGGAGAAAACACGGTATATCTTTAACTCATTTAATGAATAATTATGAAGCCAGTATTTTGGGAAATGAAAATGAAGGATATTATCTAGATTTTACTCGAAAACCAGGATACATATCTTTCAAAGATGGTTAACAAAAGAAAATCTCCATAATTATTTTCTTTGTAAAGAATAAATACTAAAGATATATTCATGAGTTCTTGGTTGAATGAAAATATTAAGTATGAAAAAAATATTACAAGAAATGATATTTTGGATGATATGTTCTTTAAGTTATTAAATTATTTAAGTTCTACCGATTTAATTCAAACTTGTGATAATGAATCTTTAAGAGTTAGTTTTTTAGAGTATATATACAAATATTATTATAAAAATGAAAGTTTAAGTATACATTTTGATGACAACTATGATTGGATAGATCAATTATATTCTCAAGATATATCTGAATTATTTAAAGAATTATTACAAATGGACGATTATTATTTGACTGATATATTTAAGTATAAGACATATGATAAATTATTGGATTTTATTTCACATCATTATATTTATGAAGAACTATTAGAACCTGAAGATCATGATGAAAATAATTTCTATCAGAATATAGATGAAGAAAGAATATAAAGTATTAATGAAACAATATGGTGGATTTATACCTTTTGATGAAATCGCAAAAATGAAAAGATCCAAAATGAAAAAGAGAGTAAATACAAAAAAACGATCAAAAATTAAGAAAAGAGGAAAAAAGAGTTGTGAATGTGATAATTCTCAAGCAATAGTTGAGAAAGGAACGGGGAAAAAGAGATGCTCTAAATGTACTGAACCGGGAATAATTATAAGAAGCGAAGATGATTCTCTTTATATTTTAAAGAAAATAAGATCTATTAAGAATTGGGTAAAATTATAGATATAATATTTTTATTCATTAATTCTTTCATTAATTCTTTCATAAAATAAACAATATGGATTTTCATTAAGAACTCTTTCTAAAGAACATTCTGTAACATTACTATCATCATACATATACCATTTATTATCTCTTATATTTTTACACGCCGCATAATAATGTCCTCCGTGTAAACTACCCGATTGTATTGAAATACCCGATAGTCTATAAAGATTTGAATTACTCTGATAATTAATATTATATTTTGAGATATCTAATAATTCATCAAACTTTATTCTAGAATTATTTTTCCTTAATCTATTATCATATCTTTTTAAAAGAATAGTTAAGACTTCAGCACTATTCCATAACATTATTTTTCTATCGGGAGATATGAGTTTGCTACATTTATCACATTTCCAAGAATTATCACAATCTAATTTATCAATTTTTGTGTAATCATCTAAACACTTAACAAGAGTTGAATCATTTTGAGGAATAGGTAATGTTAATACCATTACTGGATCATGATTAGTAGTTATATAATCACATTCAGAGCAACTTGTAACTATTAAGTATTGTGAATAAAACTTTTTAATCATATATGAATAATCATCTTTAAAGGTTTGTTTCCATACTTTGATGGATTCAATGGCTATTTCATCGGTTTTATTTTTAGGAATACCATTCACAGTAATATTAACTCTTTTTTTTAAAGAGTTATGAAGAAACTCCATTAAAATAGTTAAGAACTCATCAATATCATTCTGATGAAATCCATTAAAATATTTATCTTTTTCTGTAACCTCTAAAAGAAAACATTTTAAGAACTCACGAGGATTTAATGTATTACAATCTTCAGACCATAATTCATTAACTAATTCATTCCATTCATTCATTAATTTAAAAGATTCTCTCCCTTGATATTTTTGACATTCTTTCAATAGTTCATCATTTGTAGGATGAAATACTTGAAGATGACTCAAACACTGTAAAATAGAGTTCATATAACATGTATTGCCTAAGTTTGATAGGCCCCTTTTCCCACTCATATTTAATAAAATCATATTTAAAACTTTAAGTTTATTTTGTAAATCTCCCAAAATTATTTTCTATGCTATAGTATAAAACTATGGGAGGAGGATTAATGCAGCTTGTTGCCTATGGCGCTCAGGATATCTATCTTACGGGTAATCCCCAGATCACTTTCTTCAAGGTTGTCTATCGCAGACACACCAACTTCTCGATGGAGACTATTTCGCAGACCGTGAATGGCTCAAATACGAACACTAACGGACAATCTTCTACTGTCACTATCTCTCGCAATGGTGATCTTGTTCACAAGGTCTATGTTAATTTCACGGCAAATTCAAGCAATCACCTTTCTACTTTTGATCAGGTAGAGTTAGAAATTGGTGGTCAGAGAATTGATCGTCACTCGGGTCAGTGGCTTGCCACTTGGTTAGATCTCTCAACTCCAGCTGGAAGAGCATATGAGGTTAGTACTCTTATTGGTGATGCGGGTGTGGATATTACTGCAGTAATCGGGGACACCAGCGGTAAAGTCAGTGTTGCCCAGATTCCTCTTCAGTTCTGGTTCTGTCGTAATCCGGGACTTGCTCTTCCTCTGATCGCTCTTCAGTATCATGAGGTCAAGCTTAAGTTTGACTGGAAGAACGATGCGGCCGGCGTCACTTTCGATGTGTTATGTGACTACATCTACCTTGACACCGATGAGCGTCGTCGTTTTGCTCAGGTTTCACACGAGTATCTTATTGAGCAGGTTCAGGAGCAAACAGAGTCGCTCGGCACCACCGAAGGCTCTGCGAACTTAAGACTGAACTTTAATCATCCCGTTAAAGAACTTATATGGTCTTTTGGTCAGAGCACTGGCAGCAAAAATTCTCTGATGGCCGCAGCTACTACAGAGCCAGCCGCAGCAAAGGCTAGACTTCAGCTCAATGGACACGATCGTTTTGCTGACAGAGAACTGGAGTATTTCTCTCTCAGACAGTGTATTGATTATCACTCTGCTGTGCCCGGTCCCAATTTGGGTCAGACACTTGAGGGTGGGTATGTCTCGTCGGGGGCAGTGAAACAGGGTTCGGTTTGCTCAGACCTTAAGACCCCGATTTACGTATATTCTTTCGCTCTCAAACCCGAGGAACACCAGCCATCGGGAACTTGTAACTTCTCTCGCATTGACAACGCTAAACTTATCTGCGACAAAAAGGGTACCGGAAACGACACCGCAAAGATCTTCGCTGTGAACTACAACGTCCTCCGTATCATGTCTGGTATGGGTGGCTTAGCATACTCGAACTAAACGAATTATCGAACTAAACGAATTATCGAACTAAACGAATTATCGAACTAAATGAATTAAAGATGATTAATTAATCATCTACTAACTATACTCTTTACAATAAATCAAAAAAAATTGATTTATAATAAATTAATAAAGAAATACATTACTCTTTAAAGATATTAATTGACTAAGTTCTAAATCTCTACTCGTTTCTAATATTTCTTATCACAAACAATCTTTAAACTCACCTTCATCATTCATATCTTCAATAATTTCAAGTAGTTTAATATTTTGAACTTTAAGATTTGTGTTCTTGCGTTTTAAGAGCTCAATTTCTGCTTTCAAATCTTTAATGGTTTGTTGTGCTTCATCTACTTCTTTGTAATATTTTTTGTAATTCTGTATGAAATCTTTGTGAGTTATTGATTTGATGTGTTGTTTAAAAGATGCATTATTCAAGAAATACGCACCAGCTTTGCACCTACATTCATATCTGATACAATTGCGTTCATATGGTTTATATGGGCATTTGTCAAAGTACTCATCAGTATTTTCATTGAATTGCGGAATATAAATATCGGAATGAATCAAAGCGAGTGAACCCATTTTATAATTATTTATTAGAATCAAATAAATATCAATCAAATTTGATAGAAAAGAAATTATCTATAGTATTAAAATGAGAAAGAAAATTGTAAAAGATTTAATGTATTGTAAAAATCGTGTATGCTTCTGTGTTGAGTATTTAAACTTTTCTAAACCGAATCATTTTAAGATTTATAAGAAGTGTCATAAGATTAAACGGGAAAATATGAAAAGAGATATAGTATCTCCTAAGATGATAAAGTATATAGATAAACCTATGAAGATATATGGGGATTATTATCGTAGAACTAAAGGTACATAGTTTCATAAATGGATATTTCTAGATCTACACTATCTGAAATAAAATCCTTATCAGCAATAAACCAGTGCTTAGTGATATTATCTATAAAATGTTCATTGATGTCAACTATTTCAGTTCCGTCTGATAGTTTTTTCTTCGTAAGATCGATATGTGTTAACATGGGAGAAACAAGTCTTTCTGCTCCGTCACCTAAACAAAGGTTTATTAAATCTGAAGCGCTATCAACATAGTATTCTATATCAGAGATACGAGTAGAATCTAATATACCGACTAAATATGATTTATTTTTTAGTTCAGAAACCAGTATTCTATCCATAGTATAATGTTCATCTCCTTTCTTTTGTAGATTTGTATAAACCCATTTTGCCTGAGTAATATCATCACCATATTCTTCAGAAAATTCATGAATTAATTGTTCATCGGGTGTCAATACAAAATCTATATTTTCTAATAAAGAAAATATATCTAAATCTAATTTTATTTCTGTTTCACTTATAGTTGGATCAGATTCTAATTGATATTGATAAATTTCTTCTTCGGCAAATTTTTTAATTAACATAAATGTTAAACCTTTATAGATTGAAATAATATTATTACATAGTTTTTCAATTGATTTTTTCATTTGTGGTGATTTCTTTGCCCAATACTCAAATAAATATTGACAATCTACTGGTCTACAGATATCTATTTGTTCTCTTTTATCATCCTTACCTTCCCATAATTCAGGAGACCATGGTTTATTCATATGAGTAATTTCACCTGTTTTAAGATTCTTCCACCAGAAAATATCCTCATCGTCACTCTCATCGTCTGATGAGTCCATCAAGTTACCTACCGCCTCATGAACAGATATATTTCTCCATTGAGATTCATGTTCTGTGTATTTTTTTTCAATTTTATCTTTATCATTTTGTAGTTTTTCTACATATTTTTTAGCTTTCTTGATTTTTTTTGCTTGGACCTTATTCGCAACCTTTTCTTCAAAGTTTTTTATAGCAAGTTCTAGTTTATTTTCAATTCCCGATAATGCATATTCTAATGGCAATACTTTTCTATTCCCCTTGTTTGAACCACGATTTAAATAATAAAGACATAATAAATATAGTTCCTCAATACCGGATAATTTTTCAGAAGATTTAACTTTTTCTAATATCGTCCATACTATTAATGCATTTGTCAAACACACCTTATTACAATCAGGATCTAAACGATCATTATTATATTTTTTTAATAATAAAAGACCTTGTTTAATCCCTTCTTTTAAGAAACTACCAATCCCTCTCCATGATCTTTCTAATACATTATCCTCTTCTGTGAAAATATTTTCTATACTCATAACAGATAATGTTTCATTTAGTGTTTCTATAAAAGATTTACCATTTGAAAACTTATTACTACCTCTGCTTTTAATTCCTAATGTTTTCTTGGCCTTTTTCTGTTTATATGCTATCTTATTTTTAGACGCTATTTTATTTTTAGATGGTATTTTCTTTTTGGACTTGCTAAACTTTTTTAATTTTAGTTTCTTCTTAGGAAATTTACTTTTCTTAGATGTCATTCTCTTCTTTAGAATCTTTATTTTTTTAAAAGTCCTTTTAAGGTTTGCCTTAACCATATATATATATATATATATAATTTAATTACGAGTTTGTTAAAACTAATAAAAAATCATATATAAATTAAATGAGTAATGATTTTAGTTTTACATATAAAGATGAAGTTTTAGAGATTATTGATGGATTAGAATTAAGTTCTAAAACCGATAATTCTATTTTAAAGAGTCGTTTTTTATCTGAAGTTCTGAACTATGAAAAAAGAAAACTTCATACAAGGAAATATTTAATATATTTCGCTTTGTTGTGACTACAGGATCTATTCTTTTACCTGCTGTCCTTTCATTAGGACAAATGGATCCAGCAAAACTTTGAAACAATTTCATATTGGATTTCATGGATGCTTTCTTTATCTGTTACAGCGAGTAATGGATTCTTACAACTTTTTTCATTAGATAAGAATTATTTTGAATACGCAATAACTACTGAACAACTCAAAACTGAGGGTTGGCAATATTTTCAACTTTCGGGTAAATATGATGATTATGAAAGTCATAAAGAAGCTTACAGACCCTTCTGTAAATCTATTGAGAATATTAAACGAAAACAAGTTGAAAAAGAGTTTTCAGGGAAAGGTGAAGTTAAAAAGAAGAAAGAGTTTGATTTCAAAAAAGAATTATCAAGTGTGTTACCCGATAAATATGAAAAGAATATGAATACTCAGATTGAGGATAGACTAAAAGATGATAAAATATTATCATTATTGAATGGGTTAAGTGCGGTTGCTACACAGGATTCAAACAGGGGTTTAAATAAAGAAAACTTACAGGGGACGATTATGAAAGAGGTAGGAAATACAAAAGACATTGTGCAAAGCGTTGTACAAGATGTTGTAGATAAGAGTGAAGGTAAAATAAATGAGTCTGTTGAGACTCTAAAAACGAGTTTAGAAGTAGCTGAACCAAAAAAAATTATAGTATAATAATATAATGGAAAGAGCACCTAGAAATTACTTGGATTTAATAGACAGTTATTTAGCATTAGATAATAGGAGATTTATAGACTACGATGGAAGGGAAATAAATGTTAAAGAGCTATGTGGAACAGGGGATATAAGTGAAACTTTTGATGTAAGTATTTTAGAGGATATGTTAGAAGATGGTATTTCTTTATTAGCTCTAAGAGATGAACAAGTTATTGGATTTTTTGCTGGAGAAATAGATAATAAAAAAAATATTCTTGCATCAGAATATACTTGTGCTAACGGGGGTAAGAAAACTGGGGAACTTTTGAGATATTATGCTCTCCTTAAAGCACACGAAAAAAAGAGTAACATAACATTAATGACAGGTTCAGCATCGGGTGGTATTCCGGCGATAGAAAAGGAAGATAGTGCAGAAGTTGTAAAAAAGAAAAATACTGCTCTAATAAACTATCATTTAAAAAGAGGGGCTAACTTAGTTGAAAAGATGTTCACATATACATTAACTACAGTTGTAAAAAATATAGAAACTCTTTCTAGAGGTTCCTCTAAAAAGAAAAAATCTAAAGGAAAGAAAAGGTCTAAAGGAAGAAGGGGAAAGAAAAAGAACTAGAGAAGAAAAATCTAACAAAAACAATAAAGCAATGTCCACAGAGAAACAATGACAACTAATAATTGAAATCTTGTAATAGAGTAATTAATACTACTCTTATTATCATAATATGATGCTAAAATCAATACTACAATTGTAATGTGTATCATAAATACAACTCTTAATAATTCTTTCGTAGATATATTCGTTATTCTATCAAATATCGAGTATGTATTACTCTCAACTTTATCATCTACATCTTTAATGTCTTGAACAATATTTTGTTCTAGAGAATATAAACCCGAGGAGAGATCATTATATAATTCCATTAATTCTTTATATTATACACAATATTTTAAATTTGATTCTTATTTAAATACACAATACTATATCTATTTATTGTTAAGAAATATGAGTGAAAATGAGGTTTACACAAAAATGCAACTTCGTGATCACATTCACAAAACACCCGATACATATGTTGGTGGAGAACATATGATTGAAGAAAAGATTCCTGTTATAAAAGAAGAAAAGATCGTATACATCAATGGTGAATATATCCCCGCCATTTACAAAATCTTTGATGAGATCCTTGTGAACTCAAGAGATGCGTGGGTAAGAGGTAAGATGAAGAACTCTCAATTTCCAGTGACAAAGATGAAAGTTAACATCGATAAGAATACTGGAGAAATATCTGTATACAATGATGGAAAAGGTATTGAGATCGTGGAGCATCCAACTGAACTAGATAGTGAAGGGAGTAAGATTATGACACCTCAACTTATCTTCGGTGAACTTCTTACTTCTTCAAATTACACTGAAAAAGGTAAGATTGTAGGTGGTAAAAATGGATATGGAGCAAAGCTTACAAATATCTTCTCTACAAGATTCATAGTTGAAACGGTAGATGTAGACCGTTCTCTAAGATATGTTCAAGAGTTTCAAGATAATATGAAGATTGTGAATAAACCTAAAATTACAAAGTTCACTGGGAAACCTTATACTCAGATTACATGGCTTACAGATTTTAAGAGATTTGGAATAGAGGGATTCAGTGAAACAATGATTTCTCTATTTGAGCGAAGGATATATGATCTTTCAGGGATGACAGATAAAAGTGTTTCTGTTTACTACAATGATGAGAAGTTGAAGATTAAGTCTTTTGAGAATTATATGAAACTTTATCTCCCTGAAAAAACAAAATGTGTTTATGATACTATTCACGAAAGATGGGAAATAGGTCTTACTCTTTCTCACTCAGATAAGTTTGAACAAGTATCTTTCGTAAATGGGGTATTCACTATGAAAGGTGGGAAACATGTTGATACAATTGTAAAACAAATTGTAGCAAAGATCTCAGATGTTCTCTTGAAGAAACACAAGAAAAAGGTCCCCGATAATTATATTAAGAATCATCTCTATGTCTTTATTAATTCAACTATTGAAGATCCATCTTTTGATTCACAAACAAAAGAAAGACTAATTACAACACCTATTAAGTTTGGTTCCGAACCAAAAGTTTCAGACAAACTTATTAAATCATTCATATCTTCTACCGATATTATTGATAAGATTGTATCCTTTGCGGAGTTCAAAGATAGTAAGGGACAAAAGAAAACTGATGGATCAAAGAAGAGTAAGATTAATGTTCCTAAGTTGGATGATGCTAACTGGGCGGGAACAAAAAAATCTAATGAATGTATTCTTATCCTCACAGAGGGAGATTCAGCAAAATCTATGGCTGTTTCGGGTCTTTCTGAAGTTGGTAGAGATAGGTATGGTGTCTTTCCTCTGAGAGGAAAACTTCTGAATGTAAAGGATGCTTCTGTAAAACAGATTATGAACAATACAGAAATTACTAATCTTAAAAAGATTATTGGTCTTGTGAGTGGAAAAGAATATACTGATACAAAGACTCTAAGATATGGAAAGATTATGATTATGACTGATCAGGATCACGATGGTTCACATATCAAGGGTTTGGTTCTTAATCTATTCAATACAATGTGGCCCTCTTTGATTAAGTTGAACTTTGTGACAAGTATGATTACCCCTATTGTAAAGGTTACAAAAGGTAAGAGTGTAAAATCATTCTATAATCTTACAGACTATAATGATTGGATGAAAAGCACTTCAGATTATAAGAAATGGAAGTGTAAATATTATAAGGGACTAGGAACAAGCACATCTCTTGAAGCAAAAGAGTATTTCAGAAATATGATGAATAATGATTATATTTGGACCGAACAAAGTGATGATTCAATGAATCTCGCATTCAAGAAAACACAGGCAGACGATAGGAAACAATGGCTTTATAACTATGATGAGAATAAGATTCTGAAAACTGATGAAAAGAAGATTCATATTGAAGAGTTTATTCACAAAGAACTTATTCATTTCTCAAATAGCGATCTACATCGTTCAGTGGGAACATTTGATGGTATGAAACCGAGTCAAAGAAAGATCTTGTATTCTTGTTTGAAAAGGAATCTCACTTCAGAGATTAGGGTCGCTCAGCTAGCAGGATATGTTAGTGAAAATTCTGCGTATCATCACGGCGAAGCTTCTCTTCAGGGGGCGATTATTGGTATGGCTCAGAACTTCGTAGGTTCAAATAATATGAATCTACTTGTTCCAGGTGGTCAGTTTGGAACACGAATTATGGGAGGTTCTGATTCAGCAAGTCCGAGGTATATTCATACACAACTTCATAAGATTGTTGAGTGGGTCTTTCCTAAGAGCGATTTCCCCATACTTGACAGAGTTGAAGATGATGGAATACTTGTTGAACCAAAGTTTTATGCGCCAGTCATTCCTATGGTTCTTGTCAATGGTATGACGGGTATTGGGACTGGATTCAGTACAAATATCCCTAAGCACAATCCTCTCGATATTATTGAAAGTATTGAAAAGAAACTTGATGGTGGTTCATTTACAGATATTAAACCTTGGTTTAATGGATTCAAGGGCAAAGTATTCAAAAAGGATGAGAAAACATATGTTTCAAAGGGTATTTATAAGGTTGTAAGTCCTTCAGTTATTGAGATTTCTGAACTACCGATTGGTAGATGGACAGAGGATTATAAAGAGTTCTTGGAAAGTCTTATGCCTGAGAGAGGTGAAAAAGAGTTGAAAAATAAAAAGAAGGGTCCAGTTGTTCTTGATTATCAGAATCATTGTTCAGATACAGAGGTAAAGTTTATAGTAACTCTTAAACCAGGATATCTTAACTCATCACAATGGAGTGAAGAAGATATTGATACTGTTGAGAAAGATTTCAATCTTACCACAACAAAATACACATCCATGAGTAATATGCATCTTTACAATGCCAAGGGCACAATTACAAAATATTCTCATGTTAATGATATGCTTGAAGAGTATTATCATCTACGTTTAGAATTGTATGAAAAGAGACGTCTTCATCAAATAAATGAATTAGAAGAAGAACTTAAAATTATTAGTGCGAAGTGTGCGTTCATTCAATCTATTCTTGATGAAAAGATCTCTATCTTCAGGAAGCCTAAAGTAACTGTAAATGATATTCTGAAAAAGAATAAGTTCCCAGGATGTTCTAATGGTAAGAGTATTCCGTGTGAAAAGCTACCAGATTTTAATAAGATTACAAATGAGTATGATTATCTTATCAAACTACCGATATATACTTTTACAGAAGAAGAGATAGAAAAGTTGAAAGAGAACAAAGAAAACTTGGAAAAGGATTTCAAAGAACTCAGTAACAAAACGAATAAAGATATGTGGAAGGAAGAGCTATTCTTCCTAAAGAAAATGTATAAGAAAATGTATTAGATAATAAAATCAATATGAAAAAAATATAAGTAAATGTATAGATAATTATGTCAAAATACTCATATATCGCCCCCCAAATCATCCGTGAAAGCAAAAATCACATATCAGAAATCAACGAAAAAACGGCTATTCTTTTTAGTCATTCAGCAAGAATAAGATGTATATTGAATAATTTTACTGTAACTATGAAGGAGAGGACAAGAACTGATACAGGTAGAATCATGGATTTAATGTCATTTTTAAGAAATCTTGTCAGTAAAGATAAACATAATAAGTTTCAGAATTGTGCCTGTATTCTTATAAAAAAACTAGGCTCTGAATATTATTTTTACCTCATTCATAATGGGGATGGGAATGATAAAAGACATACAAAAGAAAAAATAAAAGTGTCTTTTAACGATACTGACCCTGATTCTATTATTGGATTCAAAATATCTCCAAAAAATAACATATATCTAAGTGCATGTTTCGAAAAATATACTAATTTATTAATTGTTAGACATGGTGAGGGTTGGCACAATGTTCATTCAATTAAAAAGAAGTTTAGTATTAGTCCTGATAAATGGAACTCACAATTAACAGATAGAGGGATTGAACAAAGTAGAGCAGCGGGTAATACAATAAAGAAAATTTTTACTGCTCAAGAATATGATATATTCGCATCAGTCCTTCGTAGAACAGCTGAAACAGCTTTTCATTTTATAGACGCTTTTGTAGCAACACAATCACCATCTACTGATGAGAGTCAGGAGGCTGCGATCTCTACCAAAATAGCTTTTTTTTCACAACACCCTATATATATTATCCCTTGTAATGATGAATTAAATGAAGATTCTACGGAAGATTGTAACAAATCATATAACCAACTTAATCCTAAACCTTGTAGACTTACTATGGGGAGGTGTCAGAATACAGAGAATAGATTGAAAGATACAGATGTGCTTGAACCATATATACCTCCTGATATATTTAATACTTCCGGTATGATTAAAGGTTCTCAATATCATGTTTTTCCAGGAATATTATTTGCGGAGTGTCAAAAATCTGTATTTAGTTATTTAGACCCAAACTTAGTATTGAATAATGTTTTAAACTATGCACAAGATGTGATTACAAGGAGAGTAAATGGCGGCTCTTTAAATAAAAAGATAAAGAGGAGAACTATTCGTAGAAAATCTAAAAGATTCACTAAGAAAAGAAATAGTAGAAAAACTAATAAAAAGAAAAGGTTAACTAATAAGAGAATAACTAATAAAAAAAGATTTACTAAAAGAAGATAAAACACTAATAATTCATATTTTCTTGATAATTATAACAGATGAAATATTAATATATATATATATATATATATATATATATAATTATAAATTATGCCTATAAAAAAACTAAAATCTCCTAGATCACCATCCCTTGGTAGAATATCATCCCCTCGAAGAAATAGAAGGACCAAGCCACCAGAAAGAACTAGAGGGTCACCACCATCAAGAACTAGAAGCTCTAAAAGATCATCACAAATCCATATACCACTCCAAGTTGGGGCTAAAGCCCACTGCCTCGGAGGGTGCCCCAAATCTTCATCCACCCACCAAAATATATTTCTATTTACTCATAGTAATCGTATAAACTGTTTATTAAAGGAATCAGAGGTTCATACCGATAATGATGTAGCTAATAAAGAAAATATTATAAATACATTGAGAAAAAATAAGAGTAATACTAAACATTTTAGAAAGTTTTTTAATAATATAACATTTCATATCAGAGATACTAATGTGGAAGGTGAATATGAAATTACTGTCTTAGATGCTGGCGCAGAGAACTCTGATGGGAATAAGATAGGAAATAATGATCTGGACTATTACAGAGATGATGAAGGGATAAAATATTTAAAAATAGTGAATGATAAACTTACAGAGAGTTTAGAAAAGAATCATATTAAAAATATTATTATTTCAAGACATGGTCACGGAAGACATAATGATTTCAGTTTGAAAACGGCCTTTGCAATAAGTGACGCGCGTTTAACAGATAAAGGTGAACGAGAAACATTAGCCACCGCCAACCGGGTAAAGGGAGTAATGCACGATTTAAATATACCACTACCTAATTTTGTTTTCACTTCAGAATTATTTAGAACTATGCAGACAGCAGCTATATTTATGAGAACATTAGGATTCATTGATACAAGAAGAACTTTTCACGTTGTAAGATGTAATCATGAATTATCTAATGATCAATTGGAAGAAGATATGTGTAATAATAGTCTAGAAAATACATTAAACTCAAAAACTTGGGGCGATTGGGGTAAGATGGTTATTCGTTTAGGAAATTCAAACTTTCCTAAAAGATTAGATAATAAAATAAAATCTTTCTGTGCTCGAAACAATAAGTGTAAAGGTAAGAAATCGATTACACTTACATCAGATGAATTAAATTGTAGTACAAGAAATTATACAGAAAGTTGTGATGAAAAAGGTAATATGTTCGATAATATCTCTATAGTATTTTATAGACATCAAAAAAAAGATTGTGATAATTACGCTGTATTTGATAATGTAAGAAAAATTATCTCTGTAGAAAGAAAGATAAAAAAGATAAAAAAGAGAATGACTATTCGCAGAACATCTAAAAGATTTACTAAAAGAAGATAAAAACTTTAACTAATAATTCATATTTTCAATGTATATCCTTAAAGACTCAAAGAAGTCTTCAAAATCATCTATTTTTTGTACATATTTGAAAGTGTCAATGACTCTTTCAAGTGATTCAACTCTGTAAACAATATCTTCATATTCATTAATACCATTATTCAATAATTCTAATTCATTGACTAATTCTCTGTAAAAAGTTGTATGAAACCAAAATATGAATCTATCTATTTCATATTCAGTTTCAACATTATTTTCTAACTTAGTTATTGTGATAGAACAATCATCTTCATCAATATCATCAATATCTTCATGATTTATTTCAAATCTAAATGTAGAACTGAATAATTCATAAAAGAACTCACTTCTTTGAACACTCAAGTTCAAATTATAAGTATTATTGAATAACCGAATAATCTCATCACACCACATTATTTATACAAATATAATAATAAATCTTCTTTAAATATAGTATTATAGAAAAAAATATCTATACTAGTATATAATATATTGGTATGGTTACTTTAAGAAGTTTACAGAGAAAAAGAGGATCAAGAAATAATCAGACTAAAAGAGTAAGAACTCAAAGAGTTAGAGGTGGAAGACCAAATCGTGAATCGTCTAGAAATAGATCACCTTCAAGAACCGATTCATCATCTTTATCGCGTTCATATTCATCTATTATGAGAGAATTTGTAAATCTCCCTGTTGTCACTGCTACACCTAGACCGAGTGAAACAGCTGAACAAAGAATAGCTAGAGGAAAAGCAAGAGAGGCTGCAAAAATTATGTTAAATACTACATATGAAAAACTTAAGCGTTCAATAAAAAATAATAGAATGAGCATTTGGATGGAAACCTGGGATGAAACAATCAAATACGAAAAAACGAATCGTAAAAAAACTTTAGCAACAGATGATGGTGAGGAGGATTATTTTTTCAAACCAGGTGGTGAGTGGCGTTCAAAAATGGATCATATAAAGTCAATAAGAGAGTATTGGGATTTGTGGTTTGATATTAAGGATAAAAATGTTCCTGAAGATTCGTTAAATAAATTGACCTATAAAATAAACGAAATAAGAGCTCATTCGGAGGGGGTTTATGATAAATTATTTCTTGGATATTTTGATGATTTACTTGCAGAAATTGAGAAAGCAACTAAGGGAGCAACTGAGGGAGCAACTAAGGGAGCAACTGAGGGAGCAACTAAGGGAGCAACTAAGGGAAAACATAAAAGAACTCATAAAAAGAAGAAACCTAAGAAAAAGAAGAAAACTAAGGGTAAGCGACAGACTAGAGGAAAGAAAAGAACTCTTTTATCTTATTTATTTTAACGATAAGTTTTTAAAACTTCATAAGTTACTATAACTAAGAATGTACCAATTAATATCCCTACCGCATCAATTAAAGGATGTTCTATTATTTTGAAATTAGGTAATATTATATATCGTTTAATACTCTTAGAGATAAGAATTGCTAAAGCAGAAGCTAACCCACTTAACAATACCGGCCTGGAATAATTATCTAAATATTCATATTCTTTTATGTAATCAGTTATATCCTCTTCTAAAGTCAAGAATAATCCAGAATCTATATATGCAAATATACACATTGTTATTAAACCCATTAGCATCATTCTTATCATATCATTGTTCATTTTATATTATCAAATAATAAAATTACGATATTTGATATTTATAAATAATTATGCTTACTATTTTTTGAAACCAATAAAGATTTAGAATTATAAAAGATCCTGATAAGATAAGAGGTATATTATAATGTATACGATATTCTATAGTATTAACCTCATTTGTTAAAATATACGCACTTCTTAAAGCGACCGGTCCATAAATGACCCTTGATATAAAAAATGAAAAACTAAATAGTATACCATTAATAGTATAAAAATCTAAATCTTTCATTTCAAGTATGTCTAATATGTCTTTAATATTCAGATTAAGATTGGATAATTCAACAAAAAGAGCAACTACATATAATTGTGATAATTCTACAGAAATAAGATATAATCCTGAAAATATAGAGAGTGAATGATGTATAAAAAATGAAGATGTTAAAGTTTTGTTTCTGTAGTCATTCAAAAGATCATAAATAAAATAACTTATTGAGTAAGCAATTATTGAATCGTAATTATGACTATTTTCAGGATAATATGTGAATAATATATCATTCTTTCTATATTCATTTATTACAATTTGCACACATTTCATACCGTGATAACTTGAAACTACATTAGATGTAATCTTTTCAAGTTTTATATTTTCTTTTAAAAATAGAGGCTCACAAAAATAATAAAGACCATTGTAAATTACACGATTTAGTAATGTCCACAAAGGAATATATGTTAGTAAACTTGTAAACATTTAATAGTAAATAACTATCAGTAATTATCATTCAATCTTTAAATTATCTTTCTGGTCTAGGAGGATTATATATCATATCATTTATTTCATCATCAGTATCCAGTTCTAAGAGTTCTTTTTCTGTGCATAGAACACTATCAAACCACACCTTTTTCTCATTCTTTTTCTTGATACTAAGATTATAAATACACGAGTTTCTCATAGTAAATATGCTTTTGTAAAACTCAAGTTCTTTTTTTAAGAGTTTATTATCATTAATCAGAGTTTCTTTTTCCCTGTAATATTCAAGAGGTTCAATAAGATTATATTCTTTTGGATAGAACATAATTAATATATATTACTAAATTAACAATAAATCCTTATCAAATTTGCGTTTTTTTAGTAAATATACTTTATCTTCATACATAAATGGATACTAAAGATAAGAAAAAGAAAGTGAAAAATGAATTAAAGAAAGAACTTAAAGAAACTAAAGAAACTAAAGAAACTAAAGAAACTAAAGAAACATCTGAAACTAAAAATAGTAATAATGAAGGAAAACAGATCCCTGAAGACAAAATTATTCAAATACCATTACATCTTTTAATGAGATTCAGAAATATCTTTGAAATAACGAATGCTCAAATGCACTGGAAAACTCAAGACTTATTGCCAGTTGGTATGATAATAAGAGATGTTGACAGGATTATAGGAGCACACATTGAACAACCTGAAAATACAGATAATAAATAATATAATATATATATATATAAATGAAAACATATGGGGGATCTGAGTTTGATAAGAATGATTTTCTGTTATTTGGAAAAAATATAAAAGAGTTTACATATAATACATATCTTGATATAGCTTTCGAGAATGATGAATCTCCTGGATATAGAGAGAATGTTAAAGAGGTGTTAAGACAATATAAACTTCATATCAAAGAAGAACTACTAGATAGTTACATGAAAAAGAGTAAGTTTAATGAGTTAAACGATATGGTTGTAAAAGCTGCTAAAAGTGAAGGTTACCAAGAGGTTGCCAGTTCAGGTTCAGATGAGCTTTATGATTTTACAGGATTAACCGAAAAAATCCTCAAAAAGATTGGGATAAGTTATGTTTTAACCCAAGATGAATTAGATTCTATTAGAGCATTATTAGAATCTTCTAGTTCTAGAACGCCATCGAGAACATCATCAAGAAGTTCTAGAGGAACCACTAAAAAGAAAAAGAAAGCTATTAAAGAAAAAAAGAAAAAGAAACCTACTAAAAAGAAAAAGAAACCTACTAAAAAGAAAAAGAAGAATTTCACTAAGGGAAGAAAAAGAACATTGAAAAAACGTGGTGGACGTCCTGAAAATATTGAGGTTAAATTGTCTTATGGTGAAAAACTAGGAGTAGATTTTTATGTATCTAGTGAAAATAAGTTATGTGAAGTAAAAAGTGTTATAGCTGGAGGAAAAGCCGCTAGTAGTGGTGTTGAACCTGGGCATCATCTTATATATTTAAATGATATAGATGTTAGAAGTTTAACACAAGCTGAAATTCACCATTTAGAAAAAAGAAACACAGAAGGCTACTGGTCCAGACCCACTGATAAGTTCGTATTTGGACTAGATCAAATTAAGAGTATGGATCAAAACTGTCCCGATCCCCTGATTCTGAAACAAAATACAAATACTAAGACTGAAGAAGAAATAATAGAAAACATGGTAAAGTTTTTGAATATCTCGCCTTCTAAAAATTACACTGACTGGATATCTTGGGAAGAAAGTTTTGCTCATGATACTGGTGGTGTTTCCGATGAGGATAAGGCTAGACGCCTTCAGGAAAAATGGACGGATCTATGGAATGATGCTAAAAAATATGCAGAAGAACAAGCCTTAATTAGGGAGAAATCAAGCGAATATTATTCAGGTAAAGACACCATCCAAACATTCATTCCAGAAGGAGGGAGCTTCGGCCTAGATGAGTCTGTATCCGTTCACAGTCCCGCCTCCTCTCTTCCCTCCTCTCCAAGCTAGAGGGAGGTTTAAGACTAATTACAAGATGTCCCTATTTTGTAATGTTATAATTTCAAACTCAAAGAAATTATCATGTAAGGAATTATATGGAATATCTTTATTTTCATCAAATAATTGTATTGTTATTCTATCTAAATTAATAGGAGTAAAATAGTTATCTACCCCATAATATTCAGGTATATGAAATATAAATCTATCACTTTCACTTGTTAATGATATTCTTTCTACTAATTTCTTTGATTGAGGATTCTTTTTACAAGCCATATAAGGTAATTCAGGTATGACTAAATCTACAAAACCAGTTCTCAATTTAACAGCGTGTTTGCCTGTATATGAACTTGAACCAATATGATTATCATAGGAAAATCCTAATAGAGTTCCAACAGAAGAGTTATTTGTATTCAAACTATCTAGAAAATGTAAACTGAAATTGTGTGGTCCACTTGTTTCTGAAATAGTCAAGACATCTTCTGAATCTGCTGTAATACTAAATGTTAATCCGGGGATAGTATTTAATTTAGTCTCTAAATGACTTATTAATGAGGAGACTGTATGAACACCTATATCTAATTCAATATCGTGTGAAGATTTATCAGCTTTTAGAACTGTTAATTTATTATTATTACTATGAATAGTATTCAGACGATTACTTATACAACAAGATATAAGTTTAAAACCAATAACATTCTTATAAACACCATAACCCTCCGTTGAATGATCTTTAGATTCATCAAACCTTACAATATATTCATTTTTATTAGTTGTAGAATGATTACTACTATCTACTACTATTCTATCACATCTCACATCAGGTGAAAAATATTTATTTCTTATTTCTGAATAATCACTGTGCTTTCTATTATTCAAGAATCTACCTTCACTTTCAGTGAATCTTCTGTGATAACCGATATTATTTGTGTAATCGCGTTCATAAAACTCATCTGAGTTTACACTCTCTTCATCACTACTTGAACTTGGCTCATAAGTACTAGGATTTAACATCTTACTTAAGTATATTTATATATTCTTTATATAATAAATGAAAGAAATGTTCATAAAGATAAACTTACTATTTGAAAGAATTTTTAAAAATCTCTACATTCATATCTTTCAAGGAAAGGAACTTTTGATATTATCTGAACATTAAGTGTATCATTATAACTCTTTGCATAAATTGGTTTATTTTCTTTAATCTTTGGAACAAAATCTCTACATTCATATTTATTCTTAATCATTCTTGTATGAGGAATACAACGAAGATTCACATACTTCATTATATTCATCATTCGCATAATTATTCACTATTATACTATAGCAATTATTATTTAAGTAAAAATATTTTTTTCTATATTAATATATAAAGGAATGGATTCTGCTACTCAGACGACCTTGCGGGATAACGCCAACCTGGGAACACCAATTGGGAGACTAATCGCAGCGGCCCACTTCCTAGGGGCGACAGATGAAGAATTAGATGAATACGATGATAAAAAATTGCAGATAATACAAGCAATACATAGACTTCTGAAACAAAACCCAGCCAAACAAGCAGAAACATTGAGATATCTGAAAGGGGAACTGACTCGAACCTATTCCCAACCAGCCCCCCAACCAGCCCCCACAAAACTGAGCGTTCAGCGAACCTCTACATTCGGTACCGAAAGAGATAAATACTTCGGAGGAGGATTACAAAAAAGAAAAAAGAATTATAGAAGAACTAAAAGAACTAAAAGAACTAAAAGAACTAAAAGAACTAAAAGAACTAAAAGAACTAAAAGAACTAAAAGAACTAAAAGAAAATAATATTTTTCTTAAAGATATATCCATTTAAGTAAAATTTGATATATATAATAATATCTTAATTATAATAAACTATAATAAACTATAATAAACTATAATAAATAAAATGGATACACTATTGCTAGTTGAGTCACCAGCAAAAGCACGAAAGATTCAATCATATGTTCCCAAGAATATAAAGGTTATGGCTACTTTTGGTCATATTATAGATTTGCCGAAAAAAGAATTGGGAATAGATATTGATGATAACTTCAGACCTAAATATGAAGTTCTTTCAGACAAACGTTCCAAAGTTTCAGAAATTAAAAAGATGGGTAAAGGAAAAAGAATATTGTTAGCATCTGATGCGGATAGAGAAGGTGATGCTATTGCTTGGCATAGTGGTAATCTGTTCAATCTAAACTATGGAGAAAAGAATCGTATCACATTTAATGAGATTTCCAAAAGAGCAATATTAAACTCATTAGAGAATATTCATCATCTTGATATGAACTCTGTGAATGCGCAGCAAGCTAGAAGATGTATTGATAGATTGATTGGATTCTCTTTATCACCTCTACTATGGAGACACATTAATACTAAAGAGAAGGGTCTATCAGCTGGTAGAGTTCAAAGTGCTCTTTTGGGATTGATAAAGAAAAGAGAAGATGAAATTGAAAATCATGATCCAGAATTAATTTATGATATTAAGGGAAAAATGTACAGTAATGATAAGAGAGATATTGAAACAGTTTATCTTTTGTCAGATAGTTTAGAAGAAATAGATATTGAAGAAATCTACAAATTATTCATCAAAAACAGATTATTTCATGTAACAAAAACGAAAGAAAGAAAAGAAAAGGTATATCCTAAACCACCATTAATAACCTCTACACTACAGCAAAGTGCACAACAGAGTATGGGTCTATCGCCCAAAAGCACTATGAGTATCGCTCAGAAACTATATGAGAATGGTCTTATAACTTATATGAGAACGGATTCAACAGAAATGTCTCAAGATTTTAAAGAACTATTAAAACGTAGTATTACATCTAGATTCGGTGAAGAATATTATAAATCATCTGTGAAAAAGAAAGTTAAAGGAGCACAAGATGCTCACGAATGTATCAGACCAACGCGATTAGACAATGTTTTAGATCCTCAAAAGTTTAATGAATTAGAAATTAAGCTTTACAATCTCATCCTCCAAAGAACTTATGAGAGTCAAATGAAACCTGCTGTATACGATGTTCATGATATTTATCTTACAACTGAAGAAACTGTGAATTATGGTTCATTCTTAGAAAGGAGTAAATATTTAACATATTTGGGATTCTTAATATATTGTGGTACTCATGAGGTAGAAAAAGTTCAACATTATAAAACAAAATATGCAAGGTTGCTAACGTGCGTTACAAAAGAAAAGATTCATAATACTCCTCAAAACTATGATGAATCTACTATTGTTAAGAAAATGGAATCTTCAGGTATAGGACGTCCTTCAACATATGCTTCATCTATTTCAACGATACTTGATCGAAAGTATGTTACAAAAAAGAGTATTGAGGGTAAGAGTGTTGAGGAAGATATATGCACTCTTTTAGAGGACAATAGTATAATGAATGAAAAAAAAGAGATTATCACTCCTCTACAAAAGAACAAAATAGTCTTGACCGATTTAGGATTAGATGTTTTGAATTATCTTTCAAAGAATATAAATGTTATAGTAACTACAAAATATACATCGGATATTGAGAATGATTTGGATAAGATTGCTTCAGGAAAGAAGGATTGGATTAGTGTAATCAGAAAGGTTTATGAACTACTAAATCCAATAGTTATGGAACAGAAATCTATGAAAAGAATATCAACTGATTTTCAAAGAGATGATAGTTTAAATATCAAAAGTGGTAAATATGGTCCGTATGTAAACTACAAAGATAAGAATATAGGATTAACTAACTATCTTACATTTACAAAAAAGAAACTAAAAGATATTATTGTAGATGATATTGAATATCTTAGTAAATATCCTAAGATACTAGGGAAATATGAAAATAAAGAAATAAAACTCAGTTTTGGTCCTTATGGAGAATATATACAGTATAACAAAAAGTTTTATAAGATCCCAAAAGATAAAGATTCAATGAAAGATTATTTAGAGATTATTCAATCTTTGTAGTCTTTTCCACTTCAACTTTATCGCATTCATCATTCTTCTCTTCAGAATTGTTCTCACTATCAGTTCTAACTTCTTTCCAGCCATCTGAAGAACTATCAGACGATTTTTCTTCAGTGTCATCATAAATAAGATTAGGATTAACCTCACCTGTTTCTTCATTTTTCTCTTCTTCAAGAAAATTGGTAGTAATATTTTTAACTTCTTTTGATGATTCTTCTTTCGATTCTTCTTTTACATTATATTTATCAGTATTACAAATATCTATTCCATTTAGAAACTCAATAAATTCTTTTTTTTCAAAAGTATCTTTAATATCCTTTACATCATCCGATATTATATGTATAAATCTTTCAAGATTCATTAATAATCTTAATTTTTTATAATCATTTACTATTATATACCCAAGTAATCCTATAATAACTCCATTCACAACTCTTCCAATAATCATAATTCTCTGATGTTAATATTATTCAATCCTTTAACTAAATTTGATTTAAGATATCCTTAATATACAATAAATACTAATATATGATAAATAATGCCGGCGATGAGTCTTGCTCTAGCGAGTTCAGTCTCAACATCGCGTTGTATTGGGACACAATATTACAATAATAGGAGACACGTTGTTACACCTATACCTCAAAGAAGATCAAAAAAAGAAAATAAAATAAAGAAATTATGTCGCGAGTTTATAGAATATATAAGAAAGAATTAATAGTCATCGTCTCCTGCGTCGGCAAAAAATGTCGGTTCATTTTTAATCTTATCATTTATTTCTTTATCAATATTTTTCTCCTCAAGTAAAGATACTATTTCTTCTTTATCTTTATCTGTTAGTTTATTTTCTTCTTCACCTGTAAAATAAGATGCTAATCTTGATAATAACGATTCATCTTTATCTTTTTCGTCTTCAATATCTTCTCTAATAACATATTTCTTTATAGTTTCATCTTCATCTTTTTCTTCATCGGAGTCATCAACATTATTTTCAGGTTCATATATATCGTGTATATATTCACCTGTATCTAATCCCGATACAAATTCTCTAATAATAGTATTATTTTCTCCTGATATTTTTTTTAAATTATTCATTTTATGTTCTATATCATCCAATTCTTTGTATATCAAGTTGTTAATAAGTGTGTAATTTGTGAAAACAGTTTGAATATTTCTAGGGATTCCTATACTATTTCTGTCATTCAGATAAAATGTTACGGGTGAACTACTTGAATCTTTAAAAAATTTCATATATTCAGATTTATTTTTCATTCCCAAATCCATTAATATATTTATATGTTTAGGATTGAGTTTTTCTTTCACTAATTTTATATTATTTATATTTTTATTAATTCTATGATTACATTTAGTGCTCCTATTATAAAGATCTCTAATATTTTTGTCTGTATCTTCAGAATATTCTAATATACCATTTTCGCTACTATCTTTCTTTTGTTTTACTAATTTCTCTAAATCTTCAATACTTTTTTTTATTTCATCGGTATCTTTAGAATCATTAATCATTCGTGAATATTCAAATAGTTCATCTTCATCTACATAATCATCATCATCTATATCGCTTTGAAATATATCATACGGAGAGACATCTCTTCTCCATTCTTTTATAGACCGATCAACTAAATGTTTTACAAATGAGTTTTCTTCTATTAATTTAGTCACATCGTCTTTTATTGATCTCCTTAAACCACTTAATACTTTTATAAATGGAACTTTATCTCTGATTGCGTTATTCATAAGGTGTTCAATAAATAACATTTCTACTCTTTTATCCCCTGTTCTATTCTCCAATGTTAGTGGATGATGGACATCTATATCACCATTACAACATCCCTTTATTAATTCGCTTGTAGGATAATATATTAATTCTTCTCCCATTTATCTTATAATATATCCTACTATATTTTTTTTATATATATTAATCTAATTATATGGGTAATATACATTTATTACTAATGATATTAATAAACCAGCTATACTAATCCATTTAATATCTTCATCTGTATATTATGATTCTTTAATATAAATATCAAATAATGAAAATGTAAATAACCATATTAGTATATGATTTATTAATGATTTATTAATTCTTTTAATTTCTTCATTATATCTCTTTATATTTTTTTCAATAAACCTATATATTTTATATAATCATTATCAGCTTTTAACATCTTATGAATAACATCACCACTTTTATGTGATCCTATTGAACCGAATAAATCCATTGGTGATTGGGGATACTTCTTAGAATCTTTATAATGATTATTAGCTTTTATACCCTTCATAAGATTATCTCTTCCTCCGGGATGTTTGGATAACCATTTTTTAACATCATATATCTTTTTCTTATCATTTATATCTAAGACTATCCAAGTGTTTTGTTTTAGTACTTCATCAATGCTATAAAGCTTTACTTTCTTATCTATGATTTTTTTAGGTATATCTCTTTTATAATTGGTATCTAATTTTTCTAAAACATCATAACATACATCTAAACTTCCTTCCACCCAACACTGATGCATACAATATGATTCATTTGCTATGAATATTTTAGGAGAAATCTCAATAATTTTTTCATACTCATCTTTTACATTTACACCTGCTTTCCACATATGGACTCCTTCATCCCAATAAGCACATTTTATTTTTAATGGTTTGGGTGGTTCAATCTTAAATAATCTTTTTATTTCTTCATGAACCTTTTTTACAAGAATATTATTTCCTAATTTTACCAAATCGTTCCACATTCTCGCATCATCTCCATCTGTATAAGATATCATAATAGTTCCTTCATCATAATTAATGGGGATAATGTGTCTTATATATTTTTCTGTAATTGTTCTTTTTATATTCTTGAACCAAGGTTTATTATTATCTAACGGATATTTCATATATATACGTAATAAAGGGATGGGTGTAACTGCGTTTAATGATATATTATCTCTAAAGAAGTTCATCCTTTGTAATGGTTTTTGAGGAATACATAAACTTAATTTTTTAAAATAATATTTAGTCCTTTTACAGATGACAAAATTATGACCTATATCATCTACTTCCGTTTCCATTTTTATCTCAACATTATCTTTAAACGAATCTTTCATTTTTTCTATTAAAGATTCATAACCATTCTTCAAAATATAATAAGCGCTCTTTTTTAAGAGATCTTTTCCAAACATTTTAAGCATAGCGTGAGCATTTAAATGGATAAACTCAGAATCGTAACCAAACATACTCTGATAAATATGAGATACATCTTCTCCTAAGATGTCATAACAAAGTTGTCTGTAAGTAATCCCCTGTAAATATTTTTTACTGAAATCTTTAGATTTACTTAATATTTTCTTATGGAGAGACTCCATATTAACTTTATCTTTCATTTTGTAAACTATATCATCATCGCTCGGTAGTTCAATCATATCTTTAGTTAATTCTAATTCATTTACAAGTGTTAGAACTTTTTCATGAGTACTACTGAATCTAGCACCTCCTAATTCTACATTAAATCCTTTTTCTCTATTCAATAATAACTTACCTCCTAAACGATTACTACTTTCTATAAGTAAGATAGATCTACCACTCCCCTGTAATTTGTAAGTTAAGAATACACCTGAAATACCCCCACCAACTACTATATAATCATAACTCATTTATGATTATATAGATAAAATATAAGATTAAGATAAACTAAATATGAAGATATTTATTTTTCATATTTATAAGAGTATTCTATATCTCCTTTGATATTGTAGAAATTATAAATAATTCTTTTATCGGTTACATCCATTAAACAGACCCCTAAATGAGGTGAAAAGAAATATAATTTAGATTTATCTATATTCATATTTTCAGGAAATACATTGTAATCATATGATTCTCCCCCTGTTCCACATACAATTATAGGGATCACTTTATTTCTTACTCTTTTCACAACTAAACTCTTACAATGATCGTGACCACAAATATAGGAGTCCATATCTGTATCTCTACATAATTCAGTTAAGTAACTTTCTAATTCGGGAAACTCAGCATTACCGTGACCGGCTATACTCCTCCATGTATGGTGTCCAACAACTATTTTCCATTTCTTATTACTACTCTTTATCTTTTCTTTCATTATTCTTTTTTGTTCTCTTATACTTTCTATACTTAATCTATCAAAATTAGTGTCTAAAGCGAATATCTCTATATTATCATTACCATAACTATAATATTGACTTGGCATACGCCATTTTAATCCCTTTTCAACTGAATAAGTATGATAATCTAATTGTGATTGAGAATTATCTAATAATTTCTTTATACCATCTATTTTATAATCGTAGCCATAATCATGATTCCCTAAGATCATATACCAGGGTATTTTATTTGGTAAATTACTGTATGGTCTTTCAAACTTTGTTATAAATTGTGAATCTTTAATATTTTTACATCCACTTGGATAAATATTATCTCCTAATCCAGTTACAAATGATATTTTATATTTATTCATAAGAGAATACATCAGTTTTGAAACTTTTTTTTGTTCGGTTCCTCCTTTACCCATATCTCCAATACATATTATCTTCATTAACTAATATAATCATAGATTAAAATATTACAATAATCTTCTTATAACATTAATACATAAGAGTTGTTCTTTCACCAAGCACAGGTTTTCCTATTTCAGGCTGTAATGTTTTATTTAAATAATCTTTAACTCTTTTGCTGATTTTTTCAAAAGCGCCCTGACTTGTGGGATTACTTGTAGGATTACTTGTAGGACTACTTGTAGGATTACTTGTAGGATTACCATCTTCACTATCAGTTTTAAGTTTTCTTAAAAAATCCCAAAATCCTGGGATATTAGTTTTGGGATCATCATTTTTTCTCGTTATGAGGGGTGGTCTAGGGTTTCTTCTAGGTGTTCGCCGTTTTCTATTTAAATCCCCTGATTCTTCACTATCATCATTTTTTCTCGTTATGAGGGGTGGTCTAGGGTTTCTTCTAGGTGTT